TGATGGTGACGCCAATAAGTCATGGAAGAGCGCTGCGGTCCTCGGGTACGCCAAGCAGAAGATAGTGTCCGGAGTATCACTGGTGCTGGACACCATGCTGCAGGGTGGAGAGATCCCGTTCATGCTGAAGCTATCGCCCTACAGCCGGCATCAGCAGGCTGACCCTGAGCAGGCCAAACGAGACGTCGATGCCATGATGAGGCTGCAGCGGCAGCAACTGCGGGACTGCCACGCTGACAGAGCCTTCGCCGTAAACGTCCTGAGCGCAGCCACATACGGAGAGGCGTTCGCCGTGCGTAGGGTCATCACGGTGGAACGTCCTGGCTTCCGTCCGGTGCAGATACCGGGCGTCACCGACATGAGTGCTGTTCCTCCGGAACTGATCCAGTGGGAATCATACACGCAGACCAACCTATCCCCCTCATGGGAGGATGAGAGCGTCTGGAATGTCTTCCGCGATATCGAAGTGAACGACCCGCGGAAGGGTGTCGGCTACTACAGGCGACGGTTTATCACGCCCACGGAACTCCGCAGCGAGCAGGGTAAGCCATACTTCATCGGTCCCAATATCCAGGCCATCCTCGAACAGCAGAAGACTGGCGGTAGTCCTGATATCCCATCGGCAGACCCAGAGGATGGCGCCGACAAGTCCACGAGGTCGCCCGGGTTCCGTGAGGTCACCAACACCACGCGCAGCGTCCGCTATCTGGAGGGCTTCCTCGAGGTGCCACGCGCCCAGGCTGACGCCTTCGAGAGGTACGTGACCTATCTGGCCACAGGTGGAACGTCCGACGCAGGCGGTGTGGACTTCCGCACGGCCGACACCGAGCTGGCCGGCGATACCGTTGAGTGCATGATCGTCCTGGCGAACAACAGGATCGTCCGCTACGTCCGCGTGGAGTCCGAAGAGCGCAACCTCTACCGGGCAGTATGGGAGAACAGCATCGACAATCCTTGTGGGATCGGTGTGGCAGACAACGTCGAGCCCGAGCAGAATTCCATGAGCGGGGCCCTGCGACACATGGAGAACACCGCCAAGCTGAGTAGCGCCATCATCCTGGCCATGCGCGAGCGAGCGTTCGACAACCCCGAGGACTTCAACAGGGGCATTCAGCAAGGCTTCCTCAAGCTGGCGATCCGTGAAGACTTCCCGGGCAGCGCAGGAGACGCGATATCTCAGGTGACTATCAAAGACGCCGGCAAGGCCGTTATCGACCTGATCAAGATGCTGGAGGGCATGGGCGACAACGACTCCTTGATCCCCAAGCTGACACAGGGCATCGCGGCCCAGCGGCAGGAGACTGCTTTTGAGGCAGCCCAGCGGGCAGAGAAGGCTGGCAAGTACATTGCCGGGGTTATCCGCAACTTCGACGAGGGGTTCATCGAGCCCATTATGACGGACTTCTACCGCCACAACATGGAAGATACCAACGTCACCGAAGGCAAGGGTGACTTCATCGTCATCCCCACGGGTTTCTCCAGCTTCCAGGACAGGGTGCAGCGCATCACGAAGCTGCAGCAATACCTGCAACTCATCCTATCCGACGAGCGCATGGCCGATGAGTACAGCATCCCCCGGCTGGGTGAAGCGATTGGCAAGGCACTCGACATGGATCCGGACGAGTTCCGCAAGACGGATGAGGAGAAGGCCATCGAACTCGAGAGTCGAGAGAACTCCGAGGAAGCCGCACTTGCCAAGGCTGCAGCAGAGGCGGAGATTGAGAAGACGGCCGCCGAGACCGAGAAGGCCAGGGCAACCGCGGAGGCCGCACTGAGCAAGGCCGAGACGGATGCGGCTCGGGTGGAACTCGAGGCAGAGGGTGTTGAGCGTGCAGGCGAGGAAGTTGAAACGCAGGTGGTCGTATGAGCAATCTGAAGTGGAAAGCCGTAGAGGATCTGGTTCCGGACGGAGAGCAGTTGCGCCAGTTGGCCACGGCCCCGCAGATGGAGGGAGCGAAGATACTACTCGACACCATCGCCGCAGGACAGCGCGTCGATGAGGATATCCGCGACAATCACCCAACCATGAATGACCTTGACATTCGAAAACACCTGTTCTTTGTTTTAGGAAGAATCGACAAAGCCCAAGAGATACTCGGGTATCCGACAGAGGCACAGCAATTCATCGAGAAAGCTGACAAAACGGAGGGATAACGACCATGAGAACGATTCGCGGTTTTCTGACAATCATCACCCTGGTAATCATCACATTCATGTTCACGGGATGCGCCGGATTGCAGGGACTACTGCCGACACTGGTGCCCACAGTTGACCAGCCGCAAGACGCACCCACGCCGCTCGGACTCAATGTCCGCGGCAATCAGAACTTCACGGGCCGCGTCAACATGGGCGGGACGTTTCGACTCAAGAGTGTCGACGTAGACGCCACTGCGGCGGAACTCAACACCATGGACGGCATCACTGCCACCACGGCAGAGATCAACGCGACTGAAGGGCGACTAGATGCGCTGGACACCAGCGGAACTAACGTGGCGGCAGAACTGATTGTTGAGACCAACAGGGCGCAGGTTGCAGAGTTGGCGAACGCGGCAGCGTTAGTCGTGGAAACGAACCGCGCTCAAGTAGCGGAAGCGTTGCTGGCGAGTGACGCGGATCTCATCACGGAAACGAACCGCGCACAGGTGGCCGAGGCGCTGTTGGCGTCTGACGCCGACCTCGTGACGGAAACGAATAGGGCACAAGTGGCCGAGGCGTTGCTGTCTACGATTGTCTCGTGGAACCAGATCCGCAACTATCTTGCGGACGGCTTGTTGATTCATGGCACACTGGTAATCTCCGCTGGTAACGCCGACGAGTTCAAGACTACCACCACAGCGGTTTACACACTCGCCGGAGTGACGTATACCAAGGCGGCGACGGATGGCCTTGTGTTCACGCTGGCCGACACGATCAACACGGGTGGCGCGGCTACCGCATACTGGGGCATCTGGCTTGTCCAGATCAACGCCGCAGGAACGGTGAGCACGAAAGCCGGTGGTGGATCGGCGGATCAACTATACACGTCGGGAGCGCTGGCGATCGCCGCACTGCCTGCGGTTGACGCATCGAACGCGTCGCTGGGCTACATTCTGGTCGCTTCTCCGGTGTCCACGCCGTTCGTGTGCAATACGACCGTACTGACTGGGATCGACACGTATTCCAATACGCAGATCAAGGCGCTGCCGGCTGCACTGTAGATGTGACAATAACGTAATGGGGTGTTGCACCACCAAGTGGGAGCGCCCCCCGACAGAAGGAGACACGGTTATGAAGTTGGGAACAGGCGCAATCAGAGAGATCAAATCGATCATCGGCGACTTCTTCAAGAGCCCCGAGGGGCAGGCCATGATCGCGGCCATGGTGAAGGCTGGCGTAGCCGCCGCCCTAAGCGCGAAGAAGCCCGTCGCTGCCGACACTGCTGCCCCCGTCGCCGCAAAAAAGAAGGTCGCAAAAAAGAAGTCGTAGAGTCCCGAACCAGTAGTCGTCAACCACCAGGGAGACATGAACATGGAAACGCCAGAGGAAGAAGTCGCGGCCCAAGATGGCAGCGGCGATAGCCCAGAGCAGTCAAAGGACTTTGGAGCGTCATTCGAAGCCGCAGCGAAGGGTGAAGCACCGCCCCCGTCCGCCGAGAACGAGGGTGGCGATGCCACACCTACGGCCGAAGAGCAGGCGGCGACGGACGCTGCTGCCGCGACGGCCGCTGCAGACGCCAAGACAGAGGAACTCGCCACGCTCCAGACGGTCATCGACGGTGCTGATACTCCGGAGGCCAAAGGAGAGGCCGAGAAAGCATTCGTTGCCGCTGGAGGGAAGGTAGAGGAGCCGCCCACCGCCGAGCAGATCACGACCCTGGAACAGGCGGTTGAGGCTGCCGAGGGCGACGAGGCCACAGCCGCCGCGCAGACCGCACTTGACGCGGCCAAGGCCAAGGTTCCGGACGCATCACCCGCCGCGACGGCCGCTGAAACCAGAGCAGAGGAACTGGAGACGGAGCAGGCCAACGCGACGTATGACCGGAATATGGCTGTCGTGTCCAAGGCGCGACCCCAGATCGCCGATCTTTTGAAGGACCAGGCGTTCTTCGATTGGATCGACGCACAGCCCACGGCGACCCGGGTCCAGGCGAACGCGGACAACCCTGCCGACGTCATTGAACTGGTGGACAAGTACGAGGCCGCGAATGCCACCACACCGGCCACGAACGGCGCAACGGGCGATAAGGGCGACCTGATCAAGCAGTTGGACGCCCACAACGATGTGGCCATTCCCGGTGCTGGTGAAGGGGAGCCACAGACTATCAAGGAGTTGCGCGGAGAGGTTGGGGACAACATGATCTCCGGACTCGTGACCCTGATGGCGCAACTGGATAGCGGGAAGACCGCGGCGCTCGAGGCAGAGATCGCTGAACTCAAGGCCAGGGAGTACGTCAAGCCGGCGGACCTGCAGGGGTTGCAGCAGGATGTGCAACAGACCAAACTCTACCGAGGCCTGCGGATGGCTGGACACTCGGATGCTGAACAGATCGAAGCCAGTCCGGAATATAAGGCGTGGGTCGGCCAGTCCAGCAAGGGCATGCAGAAGCTGGCACAGAGTTGGGAGTCGGGAGACGTTGCGCTGGCTATGGGTGCCTACAAAGAGAAGCTGGCCAGGGAAGCCAAGGCGCCGGCTGATGCCGAGAAGGGCACAACCCATCGGAAGAAGGTCGACCTCCACAAAGAGACCGTGTCGGGTGGCAGCAACGGTGGACGCGGCGGCGACGGCGACGGCGAAAAGACCTTTGAATCAGGATTCGATGAGAGTGCCAAGGCATTAGCGGAAGAGGCCAAAGCGAGGCAAGGGTAACGATGTCATTGAGAGCGGCAATGCTGAGTGTGACGGGCAGGATGCTCAATAATAGGGCATACCGCACGCCCAGCCTGCCGCCGGTGAAGAGAGAGATGATAACTTGCCCAGTGTGCGGCAGACTGTTTGCCGTGGGGACGCTGGGGGTGGGGACGCACATAGAGATAAAATGCGGGAAGTGTCACAACTTCGCAATCATGGCAGTAATCTAAGATGAACAGGAATAGGACGCCAGAAGGCATGAGACCTCCGAGCGAACAGGCTGACAGTAGCCAACTCGTGAAAGGAGCAAAGAATCATGCCTCCAGGCGTAATCAATACAGCAGGGGACATCGGTGACAGGACGGCGGGGTTTGCGGTAGCGAATTTGCTGCAGGTCGGTCAGTACGACATGGTACTCGAGCGTTTCGGGCACATTGACCCGCAGGGTCAGAACAAGACCCGGACACGCAAATGGCGGCGATATCACTCGCTGCCCCGGGCGACGGCGCCCTTGGCCGAAGGCATTTCGCCTGCCGGCCAGCAGATCAACTCCACCGACATCACCGTGACTCTCGAGCAGTACGGAGACTTGGTGTGGATCACGGACGTCGTGGCAGACACGCACGAAGACCCGGTCCTCAAGGAGATGACCAAACGCTGCGGCGAGATTGCCGCGGAGACCAAAGAGGTCAACCGTATCGCGGTCCTCAAGGGTGGATCGAACGTCAGCTACGCCGCAGGCGTGGCCTCGCGATCCCTGGTTAACTCCCCCGCGCAGGTCAATGACCTTCGCAGGAGTCACCGTGCCTTCAAGAAGAACAAGGCGAAAGAATACACGGAGATCATCGGTGCAACCGCGATGGTCAGCACCGAACCGATCAGCCGGGGCTACTTCGCACTGGCCAGCACCGACCTCTTGAGTGACCTCAAGCAGTTGGACGGCTGGGTTCCAGTGGCGCAGTACGGTTCATCGATGAAGGCGCTTCCGAACGAGTACGGGGCCATCGAAGAGTTCCGCTTCATCCTCACGCCTCTGTTCGAGCCGTGGGAAGCTGCCGGCGTTGCGGGTACCGCGTACCTGAGCGGCGGAGTCAAGGTGAGTGGCGCGACGGCATGCGACGTCTACCCGATCATACTCATCGCTCGTGATTCCTACGCCATCGTCCCCCTCCAGGGGAAGAATGCCGTGGAGTTCGGCGTGAAGAACCCGGGTGAGCGCACTCAGGCAGATCCGCTGGGGCAGCGCGGATTCGTGTCGTGGAAATTCTGGGATGGCTCGGTCATCCTGAATCAGCTTTGGGTCGACAGGCTCGAAGTCGCCGCGACGGCGCTCTAAGCGCAAGACCACATCATTCGATATAGAGTCCTCAGAGACCTTCTTTAAACCAGAACGCTGAATAGCGGGAAGGAACAGTACAATGAAGATGGTACAAGGAACATTTAACGGGACCGGCGCGGCTGTTTACATCTGCTGCGGGTTCATTCCTGATTACGTCAGGGTGCAGAACCTTGAGGATGGCATCGTGGGTGGCTTTATCCAGTGGCGCCGTGGGTTCCGCGCGGCTGAAGTGGTCGAGGGCATCTTCGACGAGGCGGATGGCACGGCATGCGTTGCCAAGACGGCAGGACAAGGCATTGCGCCCTTCGAGGGCAGCGTGTTGCTCACGTCGAGCAACCAGACCAGTACGGCCTACGGCGAAGGAGTGTACCTTGGGTGGGACAACGAGGACTACCGCAAGAACCTGACCTACGGTTACAAGACCGCGATCATCGATACGTGGGACCTGGACACATTAGGTAACCGAACGGGCAGCTTCAACAGCGATATCGTGGCGAGCGGTAGCCGTATCGGCGAAGGCTCCGTCATCACGATCAAGGAAAGCATGGGGCAGGCGATCAAACAGGCAGTGATCGAAGCCCTTGCAGCCTCGCAGGGTGTTGCGGACGACGAGGTGACTCTGAGTCGCGCCCTGAAGACGGGGACCGTCGAGCGCATCACGGGGATGTACTCCATGGCACCCATCGCTACGGGCAAGGTCACCCCGGCTGGCTTCCTGCTGAGTATGACATCGTTGGTCAACGACGACAACGAGATCCAGCACTTCGAAGCGGCCAAGTACGACGACTAAGCCGGTTCGCATGGAATCAAGGCGGGACCTGGGATTGGCCCGGGTCCCGCTTCCAGAACACTAACATCACACCAACAGAAGGAACTGACCCATGACACAAGAGCCAGAGGCAAAACAGCCCAAAGGACAGAACGACCCGAACATCATCCTCTCGAACAGCGGGCAACCCTTCAAAACGGAGGGAGCCGCGAAGTCAGCCCGAGCAACGAAAGGTCTGGCGATCACCGACTGGGACGTCCAGCCGCATGAGCAGGAAGGTGGAGGAGTCGGTTTCGCCATCATCCGCAAGAACTTCGGCATGTCCGATACGGAAGAGGACGTTCACCGCACGCCGGCTGAGAAAGAGGCGGCGGCAATCAAGGCCAAGCTGGACAGCACCTCCGAGACCGAGAAGTTCTACTGGGTCCGGTTCCACGACAAGACCAACCAGCAGGATCCGGATCACGTTGAACTCGGCGTGAACGGGGAAGTTCTGAAGATCCAGCGCAACAAGTGGGTGATCCTGCCCGCACGGTTCCTCGAATGTGCAAGACACGCCGTGCATCCGCATTTCCAGCAGGTACCCGGACAGCCCCGCAAGCAGGTGGGAACCCTTGTCACATGGCCGCATGACGTCAGACAGGAACACGCCACCCGCGGGCAGTACGCCGAGATGCTGGCGGAAGGGACCAAGGCCGACAGGGCGTCTTACGAGGCAGCCGCAGCCGTTTCACAGACCTGAGATGCACCGTCAGGTGTAACTCGGTAGAAAGGGAACACCATGGCACAGGTCATATCATACGCCCAATTGTATCCATACATCGTGCCGCGGCTTCCCGGCTGCGACCCCATCCTGATCGCCCTGACGCTTAAGGAAGTCTCGCGCACGTTCTGCGTGGACACCGAGGCATTCAGGGACGAGCTGGATCTGGTAGGGGTTACAGACTACCAGCAGGACTACGAACTGGTGCATGCATACGATGCGGCAATCCATCGCATCCTTTGGGTTGAGGTTAACGGTCAGCGGTACACGACCAGCGACTATGCGCTGCGATATGAAACGCATCTACGGTTCACATCCGCGTCGGTACCGCATGACCTTAGCCTGTCACTTCTGACCTGTGCCACGGCCGGCACTGTTACCCTGGCTGATTGGACGGCGATCTCAGATGGATCGGTGACGGTCAGTATTGATGGGTCGACCTATGGGCTGACGGGGTTGGACTTCACGAATGCAGACTCATTCGAGGAAGTGGCCATCATCATCCAGACAGCCTTGCGAGACTCCATCAGCGGCAACACTGGTGAGGTCCGGTGGGCAGCCAACCACTTCACCATCTACAACCCGGGTGGCGTGGCGTCCTACCTGACCGCTGGAAGCGCAGGGACAGGACATTTCTGGCGCCGGGTACATGAACGGTCTGACGGGTGCTGGGGCATTGGCTGGGGCATTGGCCGTCAAGGCGGTGTTCCGTCCGGAGATCAACACGACTACGCTGCCCAACTGGTTCCTTGATCGGTGGGGTGACTACATCTCCGCGGGGGCCATGGCCGAGCTCGCCGGCAGGCCCAAGATGCCGTACACCGATGCGGCGTTGGAGGCGAAGATGCAGGTGCGATACAACGTGGGATGGTCGAAAGCCCTGAAAGAAAACCGGACAGAGTTCACAAACGGATTGGATGACTTTAGCGCATGAAAAAGATACTGACATTACTGGTCGTCTGCATCATGGCTGGCGCGGGTTGTGCTTCCACGCCAATCACGAACACTCTCATCACCACGGACAGCAGCCAGCAGTTCCACCTGGAGCCGTCGGAACTGACGACGCCCACCTGGGTATTCGTGATGGACTGGACCGTCGCCGGATACCAAGCCACATTCCGGTGGACGACCAATAGGATTGAGGACGTACAGGACTGGTCGGACATGTTCAACATCGCCGGCACGGTCAGCGGCACGACGGTCACGGTCCAGCCTGATACCAATGACTTAGCCTATCCGTGCGAGGGAGGCTACTGCGCCCTCGTAATCAGCAGCGCGACCAGAGACCACACATATCGCGGCACTATCACCATCCTGGACGCTCCGGAGCTCGACGGCGGTACGGGAACGCTGGCTACTGCTGCAATCAACTGGGCCACGAAGGGACCGCACACATCGGTGAGCAACTCCTTCCCGCTACGTCCGGGCAGCAACATAAACTGGAGGGCGGTGGGCGATGGTACAGGTGCCTACTACTGGGATCTGACCAGGGGTCTGAGCGACATCACGTCTGTGACGCCCACAGGCGGGCTGCTGACCGCTGGCGGGACCACCGGGGACATCGACGTCGGCCTGACCACGTCAACCGTATCCAGTGCTGTCCAGGAAGACTGGGGCACGGCAGCGACGAACACCGTCGAGGACAACGCCAGGGGCATGACAAACGCCGTAGACGACCTCGCCAAGGGCTACACCAACGCCGTCCGCACGATCATCACCAACGAGGTGTACGGCCTATACGCCAGACAGATCCACACCAATGCCATTAGGACGAAGGCCGTATCCGATGCGGCTGCTGCTGCGGCTTTACTCTACGCCGCGCAGAGCGACACCAATGCCATACGCATCAAGGCCACCAACGAGTCCGCTGTTGCGGCTGCTGCGCTCTACGCAGAGCAGAGCGGTACGAACGCGATCCGCACCAAGGCAGTGTCGGATGCGGCTACGGCTGCCGCTGCGCTCTACGTTGCACAAGCTGGCACCAACCAATTTCTCACTGCCGAGGCAGACACCCTTCAGACGGCCGTGAACCGTGGGGCAACTGCTACCAACACCATCACGACATGGGGACTGACAGTTGACGTGCCGGAGTACATCGTCACCGGGACGCTGACACCGGATGCTACGGGCAGCTATATAAGCTACGAGACCAACGACGGCAGCAATACCTATATGCGCGTGGATGGTGCCTACTTCTTGTTCTATGACTCCGGTGGTCCGGCGTGGTGGCTCAATGATGATGACACGTATACCGATGGCGACGGATGGACCAAGAGCGGCACCGCGCCAGCCGCTGGAACATACTCCGTCCATGCCGGTGTGGTTGGCACGCTAACGGTTACAGCCAACACCACCAACGACCAGACCATTACCCAGTCTGGCGGCAATCTCGATCTCGATACGGCCACCATAGGAGTGTCCACCGTCGGCGTGCTTGCGGTAAGTACCTCCATGACAATAGACGGCCAGACACCGCTCACCAATCAGGCTGACCGCACGCTGGATCAGGTCATGGACAACGGAAACCGGACGGACAACGACCTGTATTTCGACGGAGGGGACAAGACCATTGCCACGTCGAATGACGCCAACTCGCTGATCATATATGCCGGCGGAGGAAGCGGGGCGCAGATCCGCCTAAACCCGACGAATGACGCTTCCAACGTGCGCGGAGACATCAACATCTTCGCCGGGTATCAGTCGGGAAGCGTGACCGGGGGAGTGTTCATCTGGAACGCCAACCGCACGTTGCCGGTGGCATTCTGGGAGGACGACGGAGACCTCAATCTTATGAACCACAGGCTGAACGGGGTTTACGGTGAGTCGATCTCCTACTCCAATAGCAGTCTGACATGGGGGACGGGAGGCATCTACTACGTCGAGCAGATGACCAACCTACTGTATGTGCAGGGCGCAGATGGCACGACCCGAGACGGCTCCACTGTGACGGCTGGCGTGATCACCGACATCGGCTCGGGCGCCACAGAGACAGGGACAGTGAGCCAGCTTATTGTGGCTGACCCTACCAGCCTTGGCTCAGAGTTGATCGTCAACGGTGGAGTGACGAGCGCCTACGGCTGGACAATCAGCGGGGCCAGCTATCAGTCCAGTGGCACGTATGCCGGGACGTTTGTTATCGCGGCAGGATCGACGGGCGTGTTTTCACAGACCACACCAATCAGCCTGATGACCAGTGCCACTTACTACGTCACAATGAAGG